GCCGATCGCGAAGAAGGATGCGGACGCGCTGATCATTCGGCTGCACTACAGCCACAAGACGGTCAACAATGCTTTCCTCGCGCTGGGCGTATTTCTCGCCGGGCGCCTTGAAGGCGCGATGACGTTCGGCCCGTCGATGGACAAGAGCAACATTCAAGGGCTGGTGCGCGATACGGCGTGGAACGGCTTTCTCGAATTGAACCGGCTGGCGTTCTCGGAAGCCCTGCCGCGCAATAGCGAGAGCCGCGCACTGTCGGTCGCGATGCGGATGATCAAAAAGCACTATCCGCACGTCGAATGGGTGATCTCGTTCGCCGATGGATGCCAGTGCGGCGACGGCACGATCTATCGCGCGTCGGGCTTCGTCCTGACCGGGATCAAGGTGAACAAGAGCCTTCTGCGACTGCCCGACGGCTCGGTCACGCACAAGATGACGCAAGTGACCGGCAAGAACCGCGCGGCCCACTTCGCCAGGACTGGCGGATCATGGTCCGGTCAGGGCACGCCGCTCGACGGCTACCAGATGCGGTACATCTATTTTCTCGATCCGGCGGCGCGGGCGCGGCTCGTGCCGAAGGAGATCGAATATTCCGAGATCGAGCGGCGCGGCGCCGGGATGTATCGCGGAATTGCGCGTGGGAAGCAGGCGATGGCCGAGGCCCCCTCGGAACAGCGGCGGCGCAGCACCGACCCCCACGCTCCAACTGAGGCGTATCGGGACAAAAAGGCCCCGGGGATCGCCCGGGGCTTCGTCTTGGATAGCCTAGCCGAAGTTCCGTGGTCAGTCAGTCCCGTTGCTGCTCATGAGATGTCCGTAGCGGCGGTGCCACTCCTCATTCAATTTCACGATCTCGGCTGGTTCGTCGCCCGCTGGGGCGTACTCATGCGATAGGCTCGCAAGAGACCCCAGCACGCGTACCAACTCCGCTTTGGTGATTTGATCTTTCTCGAACGCCACCGAAGTGACTAGCAAGACGTGTTCAAGGCAGTGCATTTGCGTATCTCCTTCATTTGCGATTGGCAGCGTTGATCCGGGGCCGATCCATTAGACGTTATGCATCCCGCGAATCTGTCCGTGGATGTTCATCCCACGATCCTCCGCGTTTGTCTCGCCCGCTCGGCATGCACCGAAAGCGGCTCGGTCGTCGAATAGTACAGGTCACGTTCGAGCGGCAAAGCATGGCCGCCGATCGAGACCCGCACCTCCTCGATTTCCGATCGGAGCACATAGCCTAGTTCCGGCTCGCCCATGCCGAGGTCGCAGAGACCGTACAGGCGATCTGGCTCGTCGGGATCGCTCTCGGTGGTCAGCCATGTCGCGCCGCCGTAGGGATTGAAGACCTTGACGACCGGGATGTGATCCGGCTCGCGCTGCGCGGCGCGCGTGGCCGCGCCATTGGCGGCGAGTTGGTCGAGGATTTCTTTGGTGAATATCTTCATTGGTATTTCCCTTTGATCGGGCGCCGCACCGTGCGGGCGCCTTCGACCCCTCACGCCCGGAAGCCTCCGCGGCGCCGGGCGGGATCGGGAATTGTGCTGGGCGGCTATCCTTTCGATTTGAGGGAAAGCAGTTTCTCGATCAGCGCGGCGGTCAGCAGCGTGGCGTGGCCGTCGGGCGCGATGGCGTAAATGATCGCGCGCCGGGTGAAGGCAGCGGGATCGCTCTCGATCTCGCGGGCGGCCTCCATGGCGGCGAGCACCGTGGATCGCTTCTCGACGCGGTACTGACCGCGCCCGAGGAAAAGCGAAGCGGTGAAGTAATCCGCTTTGCGTATCGACTCGACCGCGCGGGCCTCGATCTCAGTCAGCGTCATCGGCCAACCCCGAGCGATAGCGCCGCGATTGCGAGCGAGATGTATTTCGGGATCGGCTGGGCGCTGCGCTCATATCCGGCCCATGCGCCGCGCGAGCAGCCGATTGCGTCGGCGGCTTGGCGCTGCGAATAGCCGAAGCGCTGGCGCCATTCGGTCAGCGATTGAGCGGTGCCAAAAAGTCGCGTGGTGTCTTCGATCTGCGCGGCGGCGGCGCCGATGTCTGCGGGAGTGCGTGCCATCATGGCCGTTACTCCGTGCCGTATTCGCAGACGCGGTTGCCGTTGGTGTCCTGTACCGATCCGCAGGCACGTTGCCCGGCCTCAAGGCGATCGGCGATCTGGCGCAGGATGCGCGCGAGCTCGGGCCCGAATTGATCGCCCGCGAAGGCGTCGTTCTCGGTTTTGATGCTGACGAAAAAGCGTTGCATCGGTGGGTCTCCTTTCGGGGCCTCTCGCGGGATTGCGAAAGGTCTCGACCCCCGAGGCCGGGTGGCTGGATCGGCAGCGCCCGGCGGGAGACCGGCGGCGGCCCGGTATTGGGCCAAATCCCCGGCGGAATGGCCCAGATTTAGGCCACTGGTCGGTGGTTGGAAGATCTTTCGGGTCGATTTCCGAGGCTAAAAATGGCGGAAGATCAGAGGGTTACGTCGCCTCCGGAAAGGCCCGTAGCGGCCTCACAGGGCCGCGCCGATCCGGGCGGGGCTTCGGGCGCCCCGGGCGGCAATGCCGCACCGGCGGGCGCCGACGGCGGCGGGCGCGGCCAACTACTGACGAGCAATCTTGCCGGGCGGCTCCTCATGGTCTCGGCGGAGCGCGTGCGCCAACTCGCCCGCGAGGGATGGATCGAGAAGCAAGGCAAGGACCAGTTTTATCTGGTCGATGTCGTGCAAGGTTACATCCGCTTTCGCAACGACGCGGATCGGCGCGCGCAGAAATCCGCCGCTGACAGTCGGGTCCGCGACGCCAGTGCGCGCGAGATCGAGTTGCGCAACGCGGTGCGCGAAGGCCGCCTGATCGAGATCGACGAAGCGATGGCGATCGTCGAGCAGATGACCGGGCTTTTCAGAGCAGAGACCGCCGGTCTCCCGGCGCGCGTGACGCGCGATTTGCAATTCCGGAAAACAATCGAGACCGCTGTAAATGACATCCTCGAAAGGGTGGCAGATATTGCCGCCGAAAGGGGACGCGCTGTGGCAGAAACTCGCGCTGCTAGCGAGGCCGTCGCGTCCCATGCCGCCGGACATATGGGCGAGCGAGAACCGGACTTACCCGCAGACGGCGGGCGTGCCGGGTCGGCGTGATCCGACCCTTACGCCTTACGTCATCGAGCCCGAGCGCGTCATCGCCAGCGGCGCGTCAAAGCGCGTCATCCTCATGTTCGGCGCGCAGACCGGCAAGACGGACGCGGTTCTCGATTGCGCCGGTCAGCGGCTCGACCAGCGGCCCGCGCCGATCCTGTACGTCGGCCCGAACAAGCAATTCCTGACCGAGCAGTTCGAGCCGCGCGTCATGGCGCTGCTCGACGAGGCCCCGACGCTGACCGCAAAGGTCGCGCGCGGCAAGCGGATGACGAAAACGCGCAAGACGGTCGCGGGCGTCTCATTCCGCCTCGCGCATGCCGGATCGTCGGCCGCGCTGAAATCCGATCCCGCCGCGCTCGTGTTCGTCGATGAATACGACGAGATGAAAGGCGATGTGAACGAGCAGGGCGGCCCGCTCGGTCTGGCCGAGCGGCGCGGCGATACCTATGCGGATTTCGTTTGCGTGGTGACATCGACGCCATCGCGCGGGCGCGTCGAGGCGGTCGAGGACAGGCGATCCGGACTTGTGTTTTGGGATGTCGCCATGTCGGACGATATCGAGAGCCCGATTTGGCAACTCTGGCAGCAAGGCTCGCGCTACCACTGGTGCTGGCCGTGCCCTCATTGCGAGGAGTTTTTCGTCCCGCGCTTCAACCTGATGCGCTGGCCGGCGAATGCCACGCCGATGGTCGCCGCGCGCGCCACCTATCTCGAATGCCCGCGATGCGGCGGCGTGATCGAGGATCAGCACAAGGCGGACATGAACGAGCGCGGGCGCTACGTGGCGCCAGGCCAAACGATCGACAAGGCGGGCAACGTCGCCGGTGATCCGCCTGATACGATGGCGACGAGCTATTGGGTCTCCGGTCTCGCGTCGCCTTTCGTCACGTTCGGCGAGCGCATCCGCGTTTATCTAGAAGCGGTCGCGATGGGCGACCCGGCGGAAATCCAACAGTCGATCAATGCGGGCTTCGGCGAGCTATGGTCGCCCGGCGGCGGCGATGCGCCCGAGTGGGCCGAGATCAAGGAGAAATCCCGCCTCTCGCTGTATGAGCGCGGCGAGGTGCCGGACGACG